TCATCGTAAAATATCCTCCACGCTTATCAGTCCGTTCCGCTCCAGATAACTCATCGCCTTATCCGGTAATTTGCAGTCTGGCTTCGCTTTCCTCAGTTGCCAGGTTAACTGCTTTACCAGCATGGTTAACTCATCGACCAGACGCTGATATCCCACTGGTTTGTATTCATGCAATTTACCGGCTGGCTCTGCTGCCAGCGATACCAGTGCGATTTCCAGAACAGCAATATCCATCTTATATGTGCGGATGATGTCATGGTCGATTGTACCCGGTATGCACAGTCTCTGTGCTTCAATAGTCTCCTCTGCGTGAGCTATTAACTGCTCTCTGGTAAAAGTCGTCATGCCGTAGCCCCTTCTTGATATTTTTCAAACCAGAACACAACCGGCTCTGCTTCCAGCGATGCCAGCGCAATCCGTGCCAGTTCCATTTGTTCACCACGGGTAAGCCCGTTTTCAAGCGGGTTTTTAATGAACAATTCAATACGTTCTTTGGTAATAGTGGTCATGTGTTACTCCTTAACCCGCAGTGCTTTCAACTGATGAGGGGAACAAAATCTTTTCATCAAACCCTGCATTCATATCATGAACAGCAACACACCAATCCATCGACGAACGATTATCAAGAGCCTCCATGATTTCATCCATGCGGCGCAGGTCATACAGGTAAATGCTTTTATCGCCAATGGTGTAAAAACCAATTTTTTTCGGTGATGGGCAGCGATCAAGAACGTCCTGTAATTCGTTCAACCATGCCCGTTCTTTTTTTGTTAAAGTTGCCATATCACTCTCCTTTCCCATGAAGCATAGCGGCGCGGCAGGCGTTCCATATTTCGGCAGCAATATCGCGCTCGCTATCGGTTAATTTGTACGTGGAAACATAGCCAGAGAGCATTTCTACATTTTCCGGAGTTGCTTCTTCCGGCACTACCGGCGCTGGCAAGGCAGCGTGATAGTAGAGTGGCATAGTTTTGTACAGTGGTTCGCCAGGACTTCCGTCAACCTGATTCCATTCTTCAACCCAGGCATCAACAACCGCTTTGCTGGTTGATACATGTTCTTCTGAATCTACATTTTGTCCTGATATACAGAACATAACTGCCTCTGCTTCCAGCGATGCCAGAGCAATTTCATAAGCACGGCGCTCAATATTGTCTCGAACGTCCAAGCTGCCTATGCGCTCTTTGATTTCTTTAATCAGTTCTTTGTCGGTAAAAGTGGTCATATCAATCTCCTTTGGTACCAATGTTTACAGCCTGGTAAGCCTCTTTGAGCACCCAGTCAACAGCGTCTTTCCATGCTCCGGTTTCGACTGGCGGATTCTCACGCTTTACCTGTTCATAGAAACGCACTGCTTTAATCAATCCTTCTGGTGTCAGTGGCACAGGCGGGACAGTGAATAAGACCTGAATCTCATAGCTCGGCCTGTCGTTGCAATCCTCTTTTGTCGGTACATATTTCCAGTCACCAACCCACGGCTCCCCCTGAGAGTCCGTAACGCCTTTTTTCACGTAGCGATATCGCCATGCCACTGGTTTTGCCTGCCCTGCCTTTTCATGCCCTTCCTGATAATTAATCTCGCTCATTCATCGCCCCACTCATCACAATATGCTTCGACCGGTGTTTTCCCTGCTTCATAATCATCACGCCATGCTTCAGCATCAGCGGCACTTCCACCGCGTAACTCTGCATAATCCATTAACAGTTCATGCCATTCTTCAAAACTGGCGTTATATTTAGTTGAACCAAAATCAGCCATTTTGTTCTTCCTCTTCGTCTTTTATTTCGTGGTATGAGTAATTGCAGTAGTTAAAGAAAATATCTTTAGCTTCATCCTGTATTTCATCTGGTGTTGCATCATCATCCACTTCGAATTCATCCTCGAAATCTCCACCGGCTATTCCCGTTTCAATAATTATTTTGAATTTTCGCATTTCACTACCGCCCTTTCGGACGGCCTCCTGATGTTCTGAGGGTGCAGAAATCCCTCCGGTTAAGGATTTGATTTTATTTACAGTGCTAAATTTAATTATTCAGTTCTGGATTTTGTCGCCCTGCGTATCCGCGCTTTCGCGTTACGCTCAATCTGAATTAACTTTTCTATATTTTTCCGCCTTTCCTGTTCCTCCTGGCGCAATAGCCTTACATCATCTGCCAGTCTGGTTTCTCTTTTTGCCACAGAGAGCATCCAGTCAAACGGCTCCACAACCGCACCGCAGATTTTACAGCGGACCTGACGCTCTTTTTCGTCAACCCGGACAGAAGCGTGATGGCAATATGGTCTTTCCGATGGCTCATAAAGAAAATTAACCTGATTACGAGGGTTATCCTCTTTTACCGGAAATAAAACAATATTGCTTAACTCATCTTCTGGTTTTATTTCCATGCTCCTCTCCTTTGATGCGAATGCCAGCGGTAATTGAAGCCTGATAGCTAATTTCACTCACAGTACCGTCTCCTGAAAATTACCCTGATAGAAAGCCAGTACACGCTGCATAGCTTCACTCTTCCGGCACTCGCGACAGATTATGTTTAGGCGCCTGTCGTAGCGGCGTATTTCGCCGTCTGGTAATAGCCAGATAAGGTCCGGATCAACCACAGATGGTTTCTTCAGCTTTGCCCTTGAGAGTTTTTTGCGGGCGTTTTGCCAGTCCTTGCGCGCCTGCTCAGACGGGAATACTCCGTAACCGGAATTGTAAACATCACCACTGGCGGCCAGCTCCATGCATAAACGACCGACAGACGCATGACTGACACCAATTTCATCCGATAACTGCCGAATCGTGCCTCGTCCGTTAAGGCGTACGAATTCCACGATCAGCCCTTTAATTTTTTCCCGCTCTTCTTGTGTAAATACTTTTGCCATAAGCGCCTCCGGCAATCACTTTTCCGATACAACACGGCGGGAAGAATCAGTAATCTGTCGAACAATATCCCGGTGCTTGTTCAGCTCCCGCAGCGCGGCGCAGACTCGCTCCCACTTCTGAACATCACTTTTCGCCCTGCGCAGCGCCAGGTTTGCCCTGCGAAGGGACTGAAAAATCAGCTCATCTGCTTGCGTTTCGGTAAACGATGGCAACGGCTGCACAATGTCCGCCACAGTTTCTGTTTTAATTTCTTCCTGTGTTGCGGCTTCCCGGACTGGTAACGCAGCACCTGCTGGCTGAGGAAAGGCCTTACCATCACTTTCCGTTACCAGCGCGGCTTTCGGCTCTGCTGGTAAATTATCGCCCGGCATGCAGTAACGAAATTTACCGTTCTGATTAACGCGTGCCAGCCGCCCCGTTGCGGTTACCACCGCCAGCGTGGAAGCAACCTTGCGAGTACTGACACCGAACTTACCCGCCAGTTCCTCACACGTTTTAGCCCCATCCTGACCGATAAACTCAATCATCATGTCGGCGGTAACTTTTTGTTCGACCTCCCCGGTCAGCATATCCTGTGCTTCAGATTTTACTGGCCGCTCTTCGGTTACCCGGGATTCACCTTCGCCAGCCAGAAACCAGGTGTGACCAGTTTTATCAACGACGCCATTTCTTTTGAGTTCCCACAGCTCGTTGACAGCCTCTTCACGACTGATTCCAAGGCGAGCTGCCACCACATGTGAAGAGGCTTTTTTCAGTGCTTTCAGTGCGTCAGATACGGTTTCCATTAAAATATCCTCCGGACAAAATTACTTCACAACCCTCATATTGCTGACATTTGGACGCCAGCTATCCCAGTTAAACGTCACCCATCGACCACCGTTCATGGTCATGCGGTCCATAATCCTCTCACCAAGAAGCGTACTCATTGCGACATGATTCAGGTTTGTTAACATCCCGACACTGCACAGTGATGCTGTCCGGCGATCAATTATCTGGTGCAATACCACCTGCTCGTTTTTCGTCTCCCGCTGAATGCCTATTTCATCCAGGACCAGCAAATCAACCCCGCAAAGCTCCTGTAAAAATTTTTCCCCGGATTTGCCGTTGTCGTAGCTGTCATGCAACACGCTCATGACGTCAGACACGGTGACGATAATCACGCTGCGCCCCTTCACCATCAGCCGGTTGCCCATCGCCGCTGCAAGGTGATTTTTCCCGGTGCCGGTTTTACCGCTGAACACAAAATTCGTGCACCCGGTCATCAGTTCGTCAGCTATGGATTTGGCCTGGCTCAGCGCGTATTTTTGCCCGTCGTTCTGCACCTGATAATTTGCAAACGAGCATTTGCTGTGCAGAGGCTGGATGCCCGAACGATTCAGGATTTTTTCCACCCGCAACTGGCGATTCTGGCGGTTAATCTCCTCGCTGCGTTTTCGTCCTTCAGCAAGTTGCCATTCCCGCCACTCCTCCACCGTCCGGTACGGTGGAACCGACCCCTGTGGTGCAAGTCTGCGAATACGTTCAAGAACCCCAACTGCCGCAATGTTTTTCATGACACGTCACCCCCTGAATCCCGGCGGTATTTCAGTGTCCGGTTCAGAAATGTGATTCACGCAACGCTGCGCAGGCGAACGCCCCAGGCGGATAACCAGTTCATCCCATTTTTCCCGGAGTTTTGCCGGACTCATGATGTTTTTTACCCAGAACGAATCCCGCTGGAGACGCCCAAACATTTCACAAATTTGTCTGTGAGTTCTGCCATCCAGCATCCGCATTGTGCGAACGTCATTGGCCCATGCTGTCCAGTTGGGTTCTTTCGGTCTAGTGATCTCGCCATCATAGCTGGCCGCCTGCTCGTAAAGACTCACGATTCGTCCCCAGATCCACTGTGCGCACACCAAATCTTCCTGACTTCCCCACTGGCGTTTTTTCGCACTGAACACAACCGCGTCAGGGTGTCGGGTTAAAAAATCCTGTTCAGCCGTCTGCGGGTCCGGTTGCGAAGCGTCCGGACAAGAAGATCTTTTATCTGACGGATCAGGTTTTAATACTGACGGATCGGGGTCAATCATCGCCCCCCTAATCGGCAGTTTTTTATCAACAGTTGATCCATCAAAATTTGACGGGTCAACCGTTGAGGGGTCAATATTTGACGGGTCAACTGTTAACGGGTCATTTTTTGCCGGGCTAATTTTTCTTTTCGGTTTATATGACTCACGCGCCGCCGCCGCAGCTGCTTCGAGTTTTTCCACATTAAGCCGATAGATATTGCTTACATTACGCCCACCGACCTTACGCTCTTCCTTCGTCAGCCAGCCCTCTTTCGCCAGTTCTGCAATAGCCGATTTCACTGTGGATTCACTTCTTGCACCGATCTGACGCCGGATAGTTTCAATGGCAGGCCATGACACACCCTCGTCATTGCTGTAGTCTGCAAGACGGGCCATAACCGCCACCCTGGATAAGATCATGCCGGTGAAGGCGCACCCTTCCCAGACAAGACCATGAAGCTTGCTGCTCATAAAACCCCCGAACACCGTGCTTTTAGTGCATCACCACAGCATTCCCTGCCGGGCCGCCGCGATTCATCTGGTCATACAAAACAACCGCTGACGCAACAAAATCATCGACATCCTTCACCAGCCGATCCCTCCGTTCGACGATCTCACGGTAATATTCAGAACTGTGGCTGCGCATACGGGCCACCAGCAAAGGCGGCATCGCCTTTTCGATCGCCGGTAACAGAGCCTGCATTTTTTCAACAGCATCAGGGGTGTCTTTATCCAGCCAACGGAAAATTTTCTGGGTATTACGGGCCAGGGCTTCCGGATGGCTGTCGTCATACAGTTCCGGGAACGTCATTCCCAGCTCGAAATACGCTTTGGTAATTTTCGCAGCCGGCACTTTTTCGCCGTCCGGATGCGCCCAGACATTCATCGCCATGCGGATGTGTTCATGCTTGATTTTCATGAATCATTCTTTCCTTCGTTTGAGGTGCTATCCTGCTTCTTGTAAAGTTCTGGGTTGTATTTCAATTCACCGTTAGTAATTTCATCCAGTTCCATTGCGCGAAGTTTGGGAATAACTGCTTTCCACCGCACAACAGCCACATGTGAAATTCCAAGAGCCTCAGCTACTAGTCGCTTTTTTTTGAAATAGCGCAGAACATCATCTTTGAACATAAAACTCTCCTGTTATTTCGAGCAGAAGGGTAACAATAGTTACATAACAATGTCAACCATAGCAACATCACTTGGTAGTAACATTGGTTACATGAAAAACACTATCAGCGAACGTATTCGGAATCGTCGAAAAGACGTTGGATTAACCCAACAGCAGGTTGCGAAAGCAATCGGCATATCTCGTGTATCCGTAACAAAATGGGAAAATGGCTCTTCAAAACCTGACGGTGAGAATTTGTATCTACTGTCAAAATTGCTTTCCAAATCTCCTGAATGGATTCTTTATGGAAAGGACGGTCACGATAAAGCCGATGATCTGCGTCTGAATCAGTACCCTTACATTAGTGACAACATCGCCCGGTTGCCCGTTTTAACGTGGGAACAGGCTGGTTATTGGGATATGAGTTGTCCAGTAACCGAGATTCCTGGTATTAAGAATTGGGTTGATGTCATGACAAAAACCGCTGAAAACTCTTTTTTATTGCATGTTGAGGGAGATGCGATGACAAACTCTAACGGCCTCCCAACCATCCCCGACGGATCTACCGTGCTGATCACACCATGCTCAAGTAACATTAGAGAACTGGTGGGAAAAATAATCTTAATCCAATTGGAAGGAACGCCAAACGTAACACTAAAAAAAGTTGCGATTGACGGACCAAACATCTATCTGTTGTCACTGAATCCGCTTTACAAACCCATCGAACTGAATGGTGGTTACACCATTAAAGGTAAAGTTTCACAAATACATCAATACTTAGACTGAGTCAGAACCCGCATTCATTGCGGGTTTTTTATGCCCTCAAACGTACCTTTTGCAACATTGTATTGACTCGAAAGGTAACTCTTGTTACCTTAACAACATACCAACCCACCCCGCCCCACAGAACGCCGGGCAATACTTCGAGTTACCAAGCAGTGGTCAGGGGGTAAGTAGCCAGCCCGAGGCGTATGAACATGACGGCGGGAACACTTTGTATAACAGCGCAGCAGGTTTTTAGTTCCGCTACCCCAGCGTTAAGGGGAAATGAGGTCAGCATGGATACTATCGATCTTGGCAACAGCGAATCTCTGGTATGTGGCGTGTTCCCCAACCAGGACGGTACGTTCACCGCGATGACGTATACCAAAAGCAAAACGTTTAAAACCGAAAATGGTGCCCGTCGCTGGCTGGAAAGAAACTCAGGTGAGTGATATGGATTTCGACACAATCATGGAAAAGGCTTACGAAGAATACTTCGAAGACCTTGCCGAAGGCGAAGAAGCTCTCAGCTTCAGTGAGTTTAAACAGGCGCTTTCCAGCTCGGCAAAATCTAACGGCTGATAAGCGAAGTAGCACCGCGAGGAATCAGTATGCAGAAACGAGAACCCGTCATAATCGCGCCAGACTATACCGATGATGAACTTTATGAGTGGATGCGCCAGAAAATTAATGCAGCGCAGGATCTGAAATGGGCTAATGAAGCCAGGGCTAAGCAGGCTGAAAATCTGTCCGCTCTGGAGCAGGATATCACCAATCTGGAAAAAGCAGCGGCATTAAGCATTGCCAGAATGATTACATACCCGCGTTAATAGCTAACCAACGAAGCTAAGGTTGGTAATTAAGGAATTCTCCACGGGTGAGGTGGAGTGCGTGCGCCGGACACGGGTGAGCATCCGGCACTGACAGTTTACTGAAAGGATATTTCCCTGAAAAGTCAGACCATAACGCGAAAGCGCACGGCGAGGTAGCTGGTTCATAGATAGCCTGTCGTTAAATTTTCGTCGACCGTGCGCTTCCGGTTGTGGCAACCCGCGAAATGGCGCGGCGGTAAGTATGGCGGGGTTATTCCTTCCCCGTTGAGGACACCGAGTTGTCAGGTTGACCATACGCTTAAGTGACAACCCCGCTGCAACGCCCTCTGTTATCAATTTTCTGGTGACGTTTGGCGGTATCAGTTTTACTCCGTGACTGCTCTGCCGCCGTTTTTAAAGTGAATTTTGTGATGCGGTGAATGCGGCTCAGCGCACGCGGAACAGTTAAAACCAAAAACAGTGTTATGGGTGGACTCTCTGTATCCGGCGTTAATTGTTAACTGGTTAACGTCACCTGGAGGCACCAGGCACTGCATCACAAAATTCATTGTTGAGGACGCGATAATGGAAACGTTATTACCAAACGTTAATACGTCTGAAGGTTGTTTTGATATTGGTGTTCTGCTCAGTAACCGGGAGTTTACGGAAGATGCCATTAAGATGAGAAAATATGAACCTTATCTTCTCAATGATAATTCCATACTTTCCAGAATTGCCCTTCTTGAACTTGGTATTATCGGAGAACAGCAGTGACTTCAGCATTTGCACTGGTGATGACCGTTTTTCTTATAACGGGTGAGCCACAAAATGTGATTACCGGAATTTATGACAGTAAGTCATCCTGCATTCAGGTAAGGGACGAACAAAAAATCCCCGGTGAATGCCTCCCGTTAAAAAAAGTATCGCTGAACCTGAATAACGAAATACCGGCTGGATAACCCGCCAGCCATATTAACGCCATACCAACGGATTAAAAATGCCAGCAATGGCAGGGATTCGTTCACCCTGAAATCTGTAATGAGGTTAAAACAAAATGAGTAAAGTCTTTATTTGCGCCGCCATTCCGGACGAACAGGCAATAAAGGAAGAAGGTGCCGTCGCTGTAGCCACTGCCATTGAAGCCGGTGATGAACGTCGCGCCCGCGCAAAATTTCACTGGCAATTCCTGGAACATTATCCGGCTGCTCAGGACTGCGCTTATAAATTTCTTGTCTGCGAGGATAAACCCGGTATACCCCGCCCTGCCCTCGATTCCTGGGATGCTGAATATATGCAGGAAAACCGCTGGGATGAGGAATCCGCTTCCTTTATTCCGGTCGAACCAGAATCCGATCCGATGAACGTCAATTTTGACAAGCTGTCCCTTGAAGTACAGAACGCGGTCCTGGTTAAGTTCGGTACATGTGAAAACATCACCGTTGATATGGCGATTGACGCGCAGGAATTACTGCAGGAAGACGTTGCTACCTTTGACGGGCATATCGTTGAAGCACTGATGAAAACGCCTGAAATTAACGCTATGTATCCGGAACGCAAACTGTTCGCTATCGGATGGGTTAAACACAAATGTAATCCGGGTGCCAAATGGCCCGAAATTCAGGCTGAATTACGTAACTGGAAAAAACGGCAGGACGCAGAGCGCAAAGAGACTGGAAAATACACGTCTGTTGTTGATCTCGCCCGCGCCAGAGCCAATCAACAGAACACTGAAAATTCAACAGGAAAAATCAGCCCGGTCATTGCTGCCACTCATCGCGAATACAAGCAGACATGGAAAACACTGGATGACGAACTGGCCTACGCTCTCTGGCCTGGTGATGTGGATGCCGGAAACATTGACGGCAGCATCCATCGCTGGGCAAAAAATGAAGTTATCGACAACGACCGCGAAGACTGGAAGCGTATCTCGGCATCAATGCGCAAACAGCCTGATGCCCTTCGCTACGACCGCCAGACTATTTTTGGCCTTGTCCGTGAACGTCCGATCGACATTCACAAAGACCCTGTGGCACTGAACAAATACATTACTGAATACCTGACTACAAAGGGCGTGTTTGAAGATGAAGGAAGAAATCAGAGCGCAACTGATACTCTCTCGTCGCCAGTACCAGAAACTGATGCAGTGGAAACGGCAATTCCGGACAACGAAAAAACCGAATGCAAAGTGGAAGTCGAACCATCTGTAGAGCGTGAAGGGCCGTTCTACTTCCTCTTCACCGACAAGGATAGCGAAAAATACGGTCGCGCAAACAAACTTTCTGGTCTGGATAAGGCACTGGCTGCAGGGGCTACTGAAATCACGAAAGAAGAATATTTCGCCCGCAAAAACGGTACATACTCAGGTTCACAACAAAATACTGGTGCATCTGACACGACCGCACAACCAGAGCCGGTAAAAGTTACCGCTGACGAAGTAAACAAAATTATGCAGGCAGCCAATATCAGCCAGCCTGACGCCGATAAGTTGCTTGCTGCCTCTCGCGGAGAATTTGTTGCAGGGATTAGCGACCCGAATGATCCGAAATGGGTTAAGGGGATCCAGACCCGCGATTCTGTAAACCAGAACCAGCATGAATCGGAACGGAACTACCAAAAAGCGGAACAAAACAGCCCAAATGCGTTACAAAACGAGCCAGAAACGAAACAGCCTGAACCAGTGGCGCAACAGGAAGTGGAAAAAGTCTGCACCGCCTGCGGTCAGACCGGCGGCGGCAACTGCCCTGATTGTGGCGCGGTGATGGGCGACGCAACATACCAGGAAACATTCGATGAAGAGTATCAGGTTGAAGTTCAGGAAGATGATCCGGAGGAAATGGAAGGCGCTGAACATCCACACAAGGAGAACACTGGCGGCAATCAGCATCACGATAGCGATAATGAAACTGGCGAGACGGCAGATCACTCAATTAAGGTGAACGGTCATCACGTAATCACATCCACCAGCAGGACGTGTGACCATCTAATGATAGACCTTGAAACCATGGGAAAAAATCCTGATGCCCCGATCATCTCAATAGGTGCAATATTTTTCGATCCGCAAACCGGAGATATGGGACCGGAATTTAGTAAGACTATCGATCTGGAAACTGCTGGCGGAGTCATTGATCGGGACACCATTAAATGGTGGCTTAAGCAATCACGCGAAGCGCAATCTGCCATTATGACCGATGAAATCCCGTTAGATGATGCACTGTTACAATTGCGGGAATTTATCGACGAAAACTCCGGTGAATTTTTTGTTCAGGTCTGGGGAAATGGAGCCAACTTCGACAACACGATTTTGCGCCGTTCATACGAACGGCAGGGGATCCCCTGCCCGTGGCGTTACTACAACGATCGCGATGTACGCACAATCGTTGAGCTGGGGAAAGCCATAGACTTCGATGCCAGAACGGCTATTCCATTCGAAGGTGAGCGCCATAATGCACTTGATGACGCCCGTTACCAGGCAAAATACGTTTCAGTTATCTGGCAAAAACTGATCCCGAGTCAGGCTGATTTTTAATGTTCAACCGTCGCCAGTTGTCGTTGATATTCTGCAACTGGCGCGTTCCGGAGTGATAGCCATGAGCGAACAGTACCTGATAACGCTCGACGAGTGGAAACCAAAACGGTTCAGTCTCCCAATAACAAACACTACCCTGGTGAAATACGGAAAACTAGGATACATCGTTCCAAGACCACAAAAAATTCGTGGGCGTTGGCTGATAGATCGCCGAGCAGTATTTGTTGGGCCTGGTGAAACGGGAATTGCGCCGGAAATTCATACTGGCGATGATGATGCACTGAAGGAGATTTTAACTCATGTCACCGAGGCCACGAAAAAACAGCACTGACGTAGCCGGTCTTTACGAAAAGTTTGATCGCAGAACTGGCAGAGTTTACTACCAGTATAAAAATCCTGTGACTGGAAAATTTCACGGACTCGGAACAGACAAAGGTAAGGCAGAAAAAATCGCTTCCACAGCCAATCAGCGAATAGCTGCAGCAGAAGCTGAATATTTCATGCGCAAAATTGATGAAAGTCCGTCAGCAACAAAACGTCGGGGTATCAGATTAAAGGCATGGGTTGGTCGATATCTGAAAATACAGGACACGCGACTGAAAAATGGAGATATTGCAGCTACAACTCACAAAGAAAAAACTCGAATGGCTGCATACCTGGTTTCCTGTCTGGGAAACCACCCATTGAAAGAACTGGAAGTAAGAGACTTTGCATTAATACTGGATGAGTGGCTGGATAAAGACATGGTCAGCACAGCGAGAGTAAATCGTGGATTATGGGTTGATATTTATAAAGAAGCACAGCATGCAGGGGAAGTTCCTCCTGGATGGAATCCTCCGGAGGCTACCCGTAAACCGATCCCTAAAGTAACCAGAGCCAGGCTCACCATGGAAGACTGGCAAAAAATTTACAATGCAACGCCTGAAAAACACTTTATCCGTAACGCAATGCTTCTTGCGATTGTTACTGGTCAGCGCCGTGATGACATTTGCCACATGCGTTTTTCAGATGTGTGGAACGAACACTTGCATATCACCCAGGGAAAAACCGGAATGCGTCTGGCGTTACCGCTTACACTACGCTGTGATGCCATTGGGATAACGTTAAAAGAAGTTATTGATGGGTGCCGAGACAGAATATTAAGTCCATATCTAATCCATAGTCGGCACCAGAAACAACCGAAGCCGATGAGTAAAGACAACCTGAGCGACTACTTTGCCAAAGCACGGGATCTGGCTGGGATAATTCCACCAGCAGGAAAAACTCCGCCAACATTTCATGAACAACGCTCTCTATCAGAACGGCTGTACCGTGCACAGGGTATCGATACAAAAACATTACTAGGACATAAAGTCCAGGCAACCACCGATCGCTATAACGATACTCGAGGTCAGGAATGGGTTAAGTTGGTTATTTGA